GAATGCTAAATTTCAATGGCAACAATTATCTGTGGATGTCAAGGAAGGTAGTTTCAGGCTTTATCGAGAATCATTAGTAGAGGATATACTTATTGCCTATCATATGCCTGGGGAACGGATTGGAATTAGATCCAGAGTGGGGAAATTAGGTGGAGGTAAAGAAACAGAAGAAGGGACCAAGATATACGTGGAGTCAGTAGTGGAACCCTACCAGACAGATATGGAAAATATTGTTAACTCTAAGATTATAGAAGAAGGCTTGAATTGCCACAAGTATGTATTTAAGCTTAATACCCTGGACATTCGAAATATAGATGCGGAAGGGGATAGATATATTAAGTATATTGGACATGCAATGATGACCCCCAACCAGGCTAGAAACAAATTAGGTTTAGGGAAGACGTATATAGGTGGGGATAAGTACTATATGAAGAGCGGTCTTGAAGTAGTGGGAGAAGAGGAACTAGAGAAGAGAGAAGACAAATTCATCAAGGCGATGGAAGAACTTACAGAGGGAATCAACAAATTATCTGGAGGTGATTTTCTTAAAGAAGTGGGCAAGGACGAAGGAGAGTTAGAGGACTAAAAGCATGGTAGACATAGAAAAATTTATTAAAAAGATAGAATTAGAAGGTTATGTCAAGGAGACCCTGGCGGAGATAGTCCAGATGTTAGATAGGAAGATTAAAGAAGATATGCCGGGAGTCAATATAGCCATTAGAATAGAATTGGGAATAGCAGATGGCCGGACTCCACCGAGGAAAAATAATGAACGAAATGGATAATAAAGCATATTGCCGAATAATACATTATTACGGTTCTGCGTCTTTTACAGATGGTGCTTTCTTTTTATATGGCTATAAGGAAGGTGAATGTTCAACTGCTGACGTTATAACGGAAGAGCTATGGCTATGAAGATGAGGAGCTAAATAATTATGCCATTAACCAGTGATACCGTAGAAGAATTGAATAGACTCATAGATGTATTATTTGAAAAGATAGGTCGAAAAGAGAGGCTAAGAAAGCAAGTACTTAAATTGATGGATGAGTGTGAGGCCTATCTATATCCCAAAATAAGAGACTGGATGCAAGGAGCCCGGGAACAGATCATAAAGGATATAAAAAAGAAAATCCTTAAAAAGGGAGTAGAGCCAGGAGATTCTTCGGCGATCGCTTCGGTTGTTTATATTTCGGGTAAAGGCCCAGCAAAAATCAGGAAGAAATCCGAACCTGAGATAGTAGTAGATTATGTGGACTGGGAGATAATAGAAAATAGAGGAAAGAGCATAATCAAACCGGCCTATCTTAATATAATGGAAAAGTCCGGCAATTTATCTCTGACTCAAGCGTGGATCGAGGCCTCTTTTGATGTTATAAATCCCCGTTCCGTGGAATGGGCCGAGAAATATTCCTCCGAATTGGTCACCTTAGTAGGAAAAGAAACTAAAGCGGGACTGCGAGCAATAGTATCCCATGGATTAAAAAAAGGGAAAACCCTCACCCAGATAGCAAGGGATATCGAAGCCACCGGGATCGGACTTAATGGACCACAAACCAGGGCTTTAATAAAATATGGGGATTTCTTATATGACCAGGGTTTAAAAGGAAAAGCATATCTAAAGCAATATGACAAATATTACAGTAGACTACAGAGAGACCGAAGTGAGCTAATAGCTAGGACTGAGGTTAACCGGAGTGTAAACGAGGGCTATTTAGATTCATTAGAGGGAAGTAGGTATGAAGAAGTAGAGATATCTTCGGCTGGTGATGCCTGTTCCGAATGTCTGGATTTGGCAGGGCAAAAATTCACGCGAGCCGAAGCTAGAGGAGTCCTTCCAAAACACCCTAATTGCCGTTGCCATTGGATCGTAATAATTCCCAGGGTAAAGAAACCTAAGGTCCCCAAAAAACCTGAAGTAAAACTGCCAGGTTGGCAACCAGCAAAGACTAAAAATGAAGCTTATTCATTTGCCCACAAAGAATTAGTTAAAGAATACGGCCTGGTAGATTATGGTAAAATGGATCTGGAAGGCATAAATATAGTTAATAAAGAGCTGTTTAGATTGATTGAAAAATATAAGATTAAATTAGGTAATTTAGGTACTGCACAGGGCTTAACGAAGACGGTGGACTACCTTTACAGTCTTCGTACTTCCAACAGCACTTTTGCGCAGACCATTTATAATAAAGCGACTCGTCAAACATCTCTTGCCTTCAATGAATATTGGTGGGCTAACCCCATTAAAAGAGAATTCTTTAAGAAATCAATGGAGAAGTGTGTAGAGACAGGCTTCCACAAATTAGCTACCTTTAAGGGCGTCGTAGCACATGAATATGGACATGTATTGGATATTGCTAAAAAGATTACATCAACACCAGAGGTTATGCTATATTTACGTGAGACTGATAAGATAACCATTAAAAATATCTTCGGAGAATATGCCAACCAGGAGCCAGCAGAATTTATTGCCGAGGCATTCTGTAACTACGAGGCAAAGAATTTGCCCAAAGAAAATATGGACTTTGTAGCCAGAATAATAAGAAAATACATTTTAGATTAAAAGGAGTTTAAAGTTATGAGTTATAGAACTTTAAAGTGCCAGTTTTGTGAACATTTATTGCCCAGCGATCCTCACACCAGGGTAAGATGCAAGGCCTATCCCGGAGGTATTCCAGAGGAAATAATGTACGAGAAGGTATTTCACAATAAGGTGAGAAAAGGACAGGAAGGCGATTATGTATTTACTCCTGATGAATTATATAAAAAGACCTTTAAAGAAGAAAAATATGGAAAGGAATCATAACTTATAATATACTAAAATAAGTAGGTGGAAACATTGAGAATAGAAGAGATAACCAAATTAAATCTGAGAAAAGCGCCTGATATAGAACTGTATTCTCTGGACTTACGATTTTCACAACTATGGGAGAAATATTTTGAGAAACCGAAACCGAAATTAGAGGTCAAAAGAGGTGATTTTCTCGGGAAATATCAACTGCTGGTCAGGGAGATGCATAAGAGAAAAATAAATCACGTTGAGACCGGCATAGACGATATAGTGTTTAAGAAAGAAGAATTAGGAATAGATACCCCCAGTTTAGGTTCGATAGTGCTTGATCCTGAATTTATTAGTATTGTAAGAGATTCGAAGAAGTCTCTAAGAGACCAACCGGATATAAATATACTTATTAGGGATGAACAGGATCCAAAATTAGAATTAGCACTTACTAAGCTTTTCGGTAAACAGATAAATAAGAAGTTGAATTTTATTTATGATATGACTGAATGGGATTCATATATCCCGCTATTCGAAAAGGTGCTAAGGCCTAAGGAGAAGATTGAGATAGTAAGAAAGAGAGATGATATACCGGAGACAGGTTTTATCGAGGTCCTCGGCACCATGGCCCAGCTTGATTCCCCGCAGGGCAGACACTTTTCCCTGCTTATTCGTCACAAAGATAAAAGGATTCTTATCGACCCGGCAGTCCATAAAAAAGAAATAAAAGAAGAATTAGATTTTATAATTGTGACTCAGGCCGATAAGGATCACTGGGAATATTTAGTGGAATATAAGAATATCCCAGTTTATACGGTAGGAGCCATATTTGACCGACTACCTAAGAGTGAGGATACGCATCTATTCTTAAAACCGCTAAAGATTGATGGCCTGGAGATTATCCCGATCAAGACTACTCCGGCAGTCGGGACTCCTTCTATAGGTTTGAGATTAGATGTAGGGAAAAAGAAGATATCAATATTACCCGAATTCTTAGAATTAGGAAAGGCACAGAAAGACCTGGTAAAAGGGACTATCTGGATTTGTGGAGTAGGAGATTATGAGACAGAGCCGGAGAAAGAGGAGAATAAACTTTCTTTTCTCTCTCTCCTGCAATTAGCGGAGGAATTGAAACCAAAGGCAATATATCTCACTAATTTAAGAAAAGATATTTTAAAAAATAAAGAGAAAGTTAATGCCGGACTTAAGATATGGAATGGTAAGATTCTATATGATGGCGATGTCTTGGAAGAGAAGGATTTTGCGAAGAGAGAAGGATGGGGTTTGAATAAACCAGCCTATCGAATATTTACCTTCGAGGACCTTAAGAATACTCCTCATTTCCAGGAAGGAAAAGCAATTGTAGAAGCCAAGTTTGATGGAATGAGGACGAAAATTATAAAGAAAGGCAAAGATGTAATTATAATGAGTGATCCCGAAGATATTAAAGGCTCTCCTATTAAGACTAAAAGATTGCCCTGGCAGGTAGAAGAGCTTAAGAAGATGAAGGAAGATTTTGAGGGAGATGCGGAAGTTATAATGATAGATAAGGAAAAGAATGAATGTCTTCACCGAACCGCTACTAATGCACTTCTAAATGGAAAATTCGACCCGACCGAGGCTAGCAAGAAGGCTCATATTTACATTTTTGATATTGTAGAACACGAGGGAAAAAATATTAGGGACTGGCCCCTCAAGGAGCGCAAAGAATTGCTTAATAAATTCAAAGACTCTGAGCACGTTCATTTTGTTAGAAGCTCAACCAATTTACAAAAAGAAGCCTTATCTTATATTGTGGATTTAGGAGATCTTAAGAAGGCCGAAAAGGCTAAAGATAAGATAATAGGCTATGCCCATAAAGGTGGTCCTTATCCCAAACATATTGCCGAAGGAGTGATGATTAAATTACTCAATACTCACTATGAAGCACCTCAAGACCATGGTGCTTGCAAATGGAAAGAGAGGTACGAGATTGATTGCTTAGTAGTGGGGGAAAGGGAAATTATCAGGGAAGGAAAGAAGACCGGGAATTGGAATTATGAATTAGCTGTAGGACCCATTGATAAAGAGTGGGCAGAGGCTATAAGCAGAAAAGATAAGAAGGCAGTAATAGAATTTAGGGAGAAGTTTTATAACCATATAGGGAAGTCGGATAATACGAAACAGGATGTAGTGATAGGTTCGATACTAAGAGTAGCCAGCGAAGATGTTAATAGCTATGAGACCGATGATCCTAAATACCCCTATTATAAGGCTTATGTCAGTGTGGTGTTACAACCGGTTCCGGAAAAGAATGTACCGGATAAGATATTTGTATTGGAAAGACTCTCCGGATTCACTCCTCGGAGAGAAAGACTGGTGGAGAAGGCGGTTAAAGATGATGTCAAGATAAGCATAGAGGAGGGAAAGATTCCTAAAGAAATTTATAAAGAGCATGCTAAGGAGAATGAACCACTCCCTAAGGAATTTTATAGTGATTACCGGGAAGGGGAGGCATTTATACAGACCCATATTCGAGGTCTGGAGCCGGAGGAAGTAGAGGAATACAAGAAGGGAAAGATAACTTTAGCCGAGCTTTTCGAAGGTCACTCAATACATCTTGATGATAGGATGAGCTTCTCCGGATTAAAGAGATTGGTGCAATGGGTAATTACCGATAACAATGTAGAAAGTTATTTACGGATGTTGAAAGGTGAATTAGTAGAGACGGCAAGTGGAATGAAGAATGTGGCTAAGAGTTTTGCCTTAGTAAAGCCTAGTGCCGAGGAACCGGGAAAGATTAAAAAGATAGAAGAAATAAAGGAACCGAGCATAAGTAAGAAAGGAGCAAAAATACTTGCTGATTTACAGATAAAGAGCGGTTCATATTTTATCTCCCCCGGAGAGGTTGGATGTGTAAGTGCGAATGATCTTATATTGACAGATTTTGGATATGAATTCGTAAGAAATTTAAGAATTGGTGATAGAGTTTATACAGGAGAAGGAAAATTTAAGCCGATAAAAAGAATTTGGGATAGAGGAATAATTCATGAAAGACATCTTCTGAAAGGAAAGATGGGACTTCCTTGTCTTTTCTATAATCATGATGTATTTACGAGAAATGGTATAAAAACTGAATTAGAAATTACTGAATCTGATAAGCTCCTTCTCCCGAAACCAAAGGAAAATAGCCTGAGCATCGATAGAATAATTCTGGAAATAGAGCCCTCTTATAAAAAAGAAGTTGAATTAACAGAGGATGCCCTTCGATGGATTGGTTTTTTTATTGGAGATGGCTCTATCATTAATCATGATAAAGGTGTAATTTCGCTTGATTGCACTAATGATGAAGAGGCAAACTCATATGAATCCTTGACTAAAAGAATTTTTAATGTAGAATCCATTTCACGTCTGAAATTTCCTGGCAAATTAGGAGGTTATGTGAGCCTGCGATTTTATGATAGAGGACTTGCTAAATGGCTTTCAAAAAATTGTTATTATCATTCAAGAAATGAAGTCATAAAACCCTCAGCAACAAAAAAATTCCCGGACTTCTTTATTCATCTTCCTAAAAAGTTATTGCGAGTTGGGTTAGAAGGATATATAGATGCAGATGGTGCGAGGGGTAAGAAACCACTATTAGAAATTGGAAGTACATCTCGGTATGCTATAGGACAAAGTTTTTATGCACTACTACGACTTGGAATTTTATCATCTCTTACTTGTTATCATGGAGGCACTAATCATAATAATATGTATAGTCTACGATTCCAGTTTGAGCGAAAGAAAGAAAAAATGAGAGAGATTGAAGAGGATGAAAAATACTATTATATTCCTGTGGCAGAACAAAATAATAAAAGATGGGGAGGAGGTCTACACATTTATGATTTAGAGATTGATACAGATAGCAATTTTGTGATCTCAAATTTTCTTGTGAAGAATTCCACTTCCTATCGATATGCCTGGATGGGATTAATTTGGCGAGGGAAAGTTAAGAGTGGGATCGGAAGGAAGGATTATCACGAGTATTTCTATTATCCTGGTGAGAATTTGCCAGAAAAAAATAAAGAATTAGTAAAAGGGAGATATGTGGTCAAGGCTTTTAAGAGGCCCAAAGGAGCAGGCAATTATTGGCAGGTCTGGAAGGCCACGGAGGGATTCCCCGCAGACCCCATCGAGCATAGGGATTCGGGATATTATGTTCTTGTACCTGCCAAGGACCTTAAAGCGATCGGACGGGAACGATACCGATACGGAAGAAAGGAACCGGTTTAGGAGATGATTTAAATGGAGTTAGAAGAAATAAAAAAATTGACAGCACAGGGAGAGGGAGAATATTTAGAAGATTTAGAAAAAGGGATCAGACCAGCCTTTGGTTCTCCTGGTGGCAAAAGGTATTTGGCTAAAACTATTGTTAGCTATATCCCAGAGCATAAAACTTATGTTGAGAATTTTATGGGAGGCGGGGCAGTATTCTTCGCTAAAGAACCAAGTGAGATCGAAGTGATAAATGATCTAGATAAGGATATCGCTTTTGCTTATAGGTTTATAAAAAAAATTAGTGATGAGGATTTGAAAAAGCTAAAAAAGAAAAATTGGGTGGGGAGCAAAAGTCATTTTGAGAACCTTAAAAAAAATAAACCCGAAAATGATTTAGAACGATTTTATAGATTTTCATATATGATGAGATTTTCAAGATTTAAAAATTATGTTAGTTCTTTCGAAGGTCAAGAAGCTGACTGTGCTTCCGCACTCCCCAACATAAAAGAAAGATTAAAAGATGTAAAGATAGAGAATAATGACTATAAAGAAAGTATTAATTATGATTCTAAAGAAACCTTTTATTATCTGGACCCACCCTACCCTGACACCGAGAATAAAACGATTGGTGGTAATATTAGTCTAATAGAACTTCATGATTTTTGCAAAAGAATAAAAGGAAAATTTATACTTTCTCTTAATGATGTCAAGGCAATTAAGGAAGTATTTAAAGATTTTCACATAAAAAAAGTTAAGGTATTACAAAGTTTTTCTAATACCGAAGGGACACAAGAATTCAGAAGGGAACTCCTTATTTCTAATTTCCCCCTCAAGAAGGAAAACATCTATTTATCAAAAAGCGATGAAGTTTTAATCGAAGAACTTCCTCCATTTGTGTGGATCCCTGAGTTTATAAATATTGCTGGGTCTCTCTTTTACGAGAGGGAGGGCAATCGGAAGCCTAATGATATCGATATCATAGTCAGAGCAAAAGAAGAGGACGGTAGATTTACGATAACTCTAGATAAATCTCTAAGACTAAAGATAGATAGGATCTTGGAGAAGAGGGTGGGAAAGATGTCCGGAAAATGGTTAACTCCAGAATGGCTGGGATCGACTTTTGGGCCCAACTGGAGATACCAGACCGGCTGGGACTTAGTATTGATGCCCCATCAGCCACAGGAGATTAGAGAGATGAATGAGCCGGAGTTTGCCGAAGAGTTTTATAAAGAAGAAAACTATGAGGAATTTTGTGATTTTGGGAGTGGGCACTTCTCTAAATTTGTTAAGGAACATCCTGAATTTAATATAGAGGAATTTAGAGAGTATGTGATTGTGCATAATAAAGCAGACCGGGACTCTGGAGAATTAGAAGACATTGCTGCTCCTGAGATTTTAAGACTGGCGAAAGAATTTGCCCAGGAGAAAAATATCCAGATTAATAAAAAACATAGTAGAGAAAAGTGTATGGAATGTGATAAGCCTCCTGTCTATGAGTGTCTATGGGCCGAAGGGATAGGTCATGCCTGGTTTTGTAAAGAGCATTTTAAAGATTGGGCTACAACCGGTGATGGTAAGGGTGAGATAATTTCTGTTAAAGAAGTGAAAGATAAGATAGCAACAGAGAAATTTGGAGATAATAGGAATCCAAATATCTGGGCTGAATTAAAGAGGGAACTCTATAAAGATGAAGAAATGAAAAAGAAATTATCAGATAAGCAAATAGAAGAATATGATAAAGAAACAGCCGTTATTAATGAAAATAAAAAGGAACCTTTAGCTGAAAAAGTTCACGAATTTAAATCAGCTAAATACACCCATCCTAACGGACACCCACGTTGTCTGATATGTGGTGATGAAGAGCCGGTAGGTGGAATATGTAACATGCCCGATAGCTGGTACCAAAAGCACGAATTTGATGACGAGGAAGCCTGGAAAAAAGAGAAAGAAATTCTAAGGGAAAAGGGGATAATAAAACAGGGAACGGATGTTGAGAAGCTTGACCTTGAACAGTTTAGAGCAGAGGGAATAGATGATGATCTCAAGAATCCTGCAGTAAGACACAGGGAATTATTCGCCGATTTAAGATACATCGGAAACTCGGGGTATCCCAAGCTTAAAGAGGATAAGAAATGGGGAGAATGGAAATTAGAGGATGCCCTAAAATACTATGCAGCAATAGTTGACGCCCTTCGCTCAGTCTATTTTCCTGTGATGTCCCCTAAAATCGGGGATAAAGGATACAAGGCCAGCTACTGGGAATGCTACCGGGAGGCCAGAAAGTATATGAAATCTAAACCACCCACAGAGAGAGAAGTTAAAGAATGGGATGAGAGGCGAAAGAAGGTAATTAAGGATGGACAGGAAATAGCTAAATTCACTTTTAAGAAGATCGATGAAGTAGAGCATATAGTCGGCGGAGTGGTCTATTTTAGTTATAAAACGGATTCGCAGGCGGATTGGACCACGCCTCCGGAAGTCTGGAAGGCTCTAAAGCGTTTTATGCTCAAAAAAAAGAAACTTAAAGTGATGCACGAGGGTAAAGAAAGAGAAATCCCCATTATAGAGAATTATTTTGTAGAAGAACAGCACCATAAAGGTGGCACGTCTCCCAATAATCTTTTGGAAAAAGGAGATTGGTGGATTGCTGTCTATTTAGGAGATAAGGAAAATAAAGATATTTGGGAAAGAGTGTTGAAAAAAGAGCTAACCGGTTTCAGCATGGCCGGGAGGGCGAGCTCCCCCTCTTAATTACAGTTAGTGTAAACTTTAGTGGGGTAGTTAGAAGAAAAAATATTATATATTAATAATACCTTCTTTTAATTACAAGACTATTTGACAAAATAAAGATAATTTAGTATTATAATTACGGAAAATAAAATACGGCTTGTGAAATCAGATAATGTTCAGAAGTTAAAGCGAGGCGCTTTAAGCTTTTCTAAAATTATTAGAAAGTTTGAAGCGCCTTTTTTTATTTTAAAATCTAATATTTAAGCAAGTTTAGTAAGTTAAGGTTCGTTTAGCGGACGCTTAAGCTGATAAATTGAAAAATATTTTGGCTTGGGCGTCCGCTTTTTTTTGTTTTTGCGGACACCTGGTCAATAGGAAGGTGATTTAGATGCCGAGGCAACTTATAGATATCGATGTGGACGAAATTAGTCTAGTTGATATTCCGGCGATAAAACGAAAATTTCTAATTATTAAAAAAGATAAAGAGGATATGCAGAAGTCAGCTGATAAAGACCAGGATGATTCTGATACCAAAAATTTAATTAAGGAGGGAAAACTCGAGATGAACGAACTGATAGAAATTTATAAAAGTTTAACCAATGACCAAGAGAATTTTGCTGAGGAGCAGATTGAGCTTTTGAAGAAGCTTACTCCCGAGGCCATTAATGCCATCAAAGGTGCACTAAATATTTTAAATAAATACAAAGGTGATTTCTCAAAAGATTTACAGGATGCCGTGGCATTACTGGCTAAATATGCTGCTAAACCCTACCCCTATCCCTATCCCGCAAAGAGATCGGACGAAGACTTAGAGAAAGCGGGAAAGAAGATCTCTAAGGTCACTCTGGAGGCGATTAAAAAGGCTATCAAAATACTTTCTGATGCCTTGTCTAAGGGAGATGAGACCAAAAAAGCTATTTCTATCCTTTCTGATCTCCTTTCTGAAGAAGAGAAAAAAGCTCTTAAAAAGTCTGATGAAGACAAAGAAAGAGCCGATAAGGAAAAAGAGCGAGAAGAAAAGTTTGATAGCGCTATAAAAGATGCTACCGATACCATAGAAAAACTGGGGAAAGACTTAGGGGAAAAGGATAAGAGCATATCCGAGCTAACCAAGAGGCTGGAGACTTTGGAAAAAGCCAAGGGAACTAAGAAACAGATAGAGGGTCAGGATGAAGAAGATGGAGACGGAGAAGTCAAGAAAAGTGATGAACCGTGGCCTTCTTTCGCAAATATAGGACAAGAAGAAGAATAATTTCGACGATAGAGAATCGAGGTGAAAAAAATGATAACTAATAAAGAATTATTGAATAAGAAGAACTTTATGAAAGCCATGAAGGCTTTACCGGCTATCGATCTGCTTCCAGAAGAAGCCGATAAGTTCATCGACTACATAGTGGATCAATCCTTTTGGAAGAACAATGCCCGGATCGTGAAGATGGAAAAGGTCGAGAAGAACTTAAGGTATCTGGGGTTTAAGGCTGGAACCAGGTTTTTAAAGCCGGCGGCTAAATTCGCTTCTACAGACTATCTAAAAGAGTTTGCAGAAGGCAAGGTCACCTTGCAAGCACAGAAGGTGCGGGGTGCGGTAGTAATCTATGATGATGACCTGGAAGAGGGTATCGAAGGACAGGCCTTTGCGGATCATCTGATGAAGATAATAGCCAAGAAGGTAGCCAATGAGATAGATGAGGCAGCCTACTGTTCCCATCCTGGATTTGCCAATTCGGATATAAGAAGCTTGTGGGGAGGTTTTAGATACAAACTTTTAGTCGGACATTCCGAGCTCCTCAAGTCTGGGGTTTTACCGGCAGAAAAAGCAACCCTTCTGGATGCTTCCCTTGACTTAACTGGGCATGACGGTGACTTTACCATGGAAGGTAAGATAGCCGAGAGACTTAAAGAAGGGGCGGATGGTACTTATACCGGAGACTGGGAATTCAAGTTTTCCAAGATGTTAGCGGTTATGCCTTCCAAGTATAAATTAGTGGGACTCAAAAACCTAAGATTCTTCTGCAACGATATCATTCCCAATGATTATGCCGAGGCCTTAGCTAATCGAGCAACTATCTTAGGGGATAAAGCCCTTTTGGGTGAAGTAGATCTCCCCTATAGGACTGTACCTATTGCCTCAGTACCACTTATGCCTATTACCTATGCAAAAGTGGATGGGACTCTTGACGGGCAGGAAGACTACGAGGCTGGAGAGGCTGGCAATATATATGCCGATGTCATTTTAACTCCTAAGGACAATTTTATCATCGGCATCCAGAAAGAACTAACTTTAGAGAGCAAGCGAGCCCCAGAAGACCAGGGCCAATATGTTTTCTACAACCTTAAGATAGACATAGCAGTGGAAAACCCAGAGGCAGCGGTAATCTTGGTAAATGTGACTCATGGCTAAATGAAGGGGAATAACTATGCGATATAAGATAATCAACCGGGCAGGTTCACGAGATATTTTTTCGGGCGGGGTAAGGTATTATCTCGCTCGAAATGAAATTAGGAAGACGACCGATTCTAAATTTGCAGAGGCAGCAGGCAAACTGCCCTTTATAAGTGTAGTTAAAGACTTATCAGAATATGAAGTGATGAATTTTTTCAAGCTAAAGAAAATAGCTAAGGAAAAAGGAATCGAATTTGATAAACATATTAAGAAGAAAGAATTAATTAATAGGTTAAGTGAGGTGAAATAAAATGAAAAGGGATCTAAGTGCAATAGATAGAGATATAGGACAAGATTGGAGCAGGATAATCCAGGAAGCTTTTGAGCATGGGATCGATTGTGACATAATTCAAGGCGGTTTGCTTCCAGGCAAGCCTGTTCAAGGTCTTTATGAAGTAAGTGATGTTCAAAATTATGTAATTGGTAGTCGGAGGATAACCCCCGATGGTAGAGTATTCCGTTATGCAAAATCAGGTGGAATTTGTTATACGGGTCAAGGAAGCGCCATCTACCCAGAGATAGCATTTTTTAGTGACTGTAAGGGTGCTTTAAAGGCAACCGATACACAAATTACATTTGCAGAGAAAGCTTATGCTAAAGATGCTCTAAAAGGTGGGTATATTACCATTTATGGAAATCCTGGTGATGCTCCTGATAATGCTGATTGTCCACATAGATTAATTGTTGGTAATAATCTCTGTGAAACCGCAGATCTCATATTAGATTTGGATGGCCCAGTAGGAAGAATAGTAGATGATGAACAGGGCTGTGAAGTTTATCATAATCCATATAGTGATTTAAGATTAGGGACTAGGACTACTGAATCCTTTGCTGGATTGGCCGCAGCTTACGTCAGTGCTAAAGATAAATACTTTTGGGTTCAAACTTGGGGGCCTGTCTGGGTCGCCCTTCAGGCAGGGAGTACCAGTAATGGACAGTATCGTGATGTTTACTTTAGGTATGATGGGACAATCCAAGTCTTCGGTAGTACTGATGACTATGATAAATATAAACAGCGAGCTGGTTTTATTCTCCCTCCGGGGTTGGCAGCTTTAGTAATGTTACAGATTAGTCCATAACAACAAAGGCATTTTAAAGGGGCTGTTCCGAAAACAGCCCCTTTAAACTTTTGTAAGTGGATTGAATTAAATAGATTGCGAGTGATCTGAAATGCCAAAAAAACCAAAAAAACCCAAGACTCATACAGCCATGGGAAATTATATTCATGAGGATGATGTTGATAACTGGCCCGATGAATACGGAGATCCAGAACAGCAGGCAGTCATAGACGAGGTGGAAGCCCAGGTAGAGCGAATAACCAAGGACTATTTTCATCCTAAGACCTTTCATGAGTTTCTTGATGGGAATGGCAGGGATAGGCTATTTCTTCCCATCAGGCAGAAAATATTATCGATTAACTATATGGCTATAAGCGAAATCGAAATTCCCACCATAGATAAAACTGGGACGGATATAACGAGTGCTAGCTTGTTTGTTGGTGATAATGTGGCTGATAATAAGGCTTTTACCATTAATATCGGTGATTGGGATGCCTTGACTGGTGGCGTTTTGAGTAGCACTGAAGGTGGCCAAACTGGAAATGGCGGTAAATATTTAGTAGGTGCTACTCCTTCAACCAATCTTTTAAAATTGGATGGTAAATTAGGGACTATTTTAACTAATTTAGAAGTAGGAAAGAAGTATAGAATCACAATCTATGCTAAGAAAGGTGCTAGCTGGAATGGTGGAAAGGTAACCATAAAGTGTGATGGGCAAAGTAAAGATCTACCAGATTTAACTACAGAATTTGTTCAGACAGTTTTTGATTTTACAGCAACTGGCATTGATGCAACCATAACTATCGATTGTGCTTCTGCTCCAACAGGAGGGAATGAAGAACCCGCTGATGAATTATGGATCGATACTCTGGAATTTGTCCAATATACCGGAGTAGCAGGGGGATACACAGTTACTCTAACCATTTCTGTTAATGCAGATTATTATAAAAACAATTATCTGGGAATCAAAGACGACTCAGAACGAGTAAACAATCTATGGGGCAGTAGGATCTTGGGAAATACTGCAACCGATGAGAGCGGAAAGTCTATCTTTACTCTAGAGCAGCCACTTAAAGCCACACTGGTAGAGGCGGATGTCGTATCGATTATAACCAACTGGGACTACGATGATGATTGCATCTACCGGAATCCACTGGGCATTACACACGAACCGGGCTCACTTATGGAGCCGTCGGAATTTTATCTTAACGGTTATTTCCCTAAAGGACAAAGGAATATAGAGATTAAAGGTACGATAGGCCATTATAGCTGTCCCCAGGCGATTAAAAATGCCTGCATAATCTTGGCCAGAGATGAGAATGACCCGACACTATATGAACATTACGAATTTGAAAAGGAATCGATGGGCCGGGTCTATTCCTATGACCGGGGAGGAGAATTATACTTGAGCGGGATCATCGAATGCGATAGATACCTGAAACGCTATGTTAATCGAAACCCAATATTAGTAGCTTAGTGAGGATTAAAAATGAGGATTATCGGGCCCCGAAAAAGATTTATTCTGATAGAAAGAACTGCAGGAGCGGTTACAGCCGAGGGACAGGAAATTACCTGGACCGAGACCGATGAGTTCGGAGGAGTAATTGATTCTTTAAGGGGAAGGGAAGGCATATCTTACGACAAGACCGGGGTGATTGCTGATTACCGTCTTTATACTGAACACCCTAATATTATCGAAAAGCACCGGGTGAAGCTAAAGGGAACGAGTAGAATTTTTGACGTTAAATATGTCGATCCCAAGCTCTTAAAAAATAAGATAATGGTAGTTGATTTATTTGAAAGGAAAGAATGAGTTTAAATTAACCTGGAAGGGTAAGGAAGTATCAGATGCTATAAACCGGGTTTCTAATGATCGGCTCAATGATTTAGGAGAGCTTTTAGTCAGAGAGATCAGAGAGGTAATATCCCAACTGGGGACTGGAAAGGTATATATACGAAGAGGCAGAGTTCACGTAGCCAGTGCTCCCGGAAAGCCACCGGTTATCTGGCATGGTGGGTTGCACGGCTCAATTTTCTTTATAGTAACCGAAACAGGAAATATCTTTTTGATGCATGTAGGCACGGGGGGAAAGATAGGAGAATATGGAAAAAAATTGGAGTTTGGGTCAGAAAATGTGGCTGCCCGGCCCTGGCTGGGAGTAACTTTAGAAAATTCAAGGGCAATGATTAAGAAATTTCTTGAGGAAGAGTGGTTTTAAGATGGATGTAATTGCAGCGATAAATGCCGAGATATTCGATTATCTAAGAGCTGATAACACCTTAGAAGGTAATTTAGCAGGAATTATGGGCAACAATAATATCCAGGTTGGTCGGGCCTTAAGGTCAGATGTATTCCCTTATATCACTTTTGGAATCAGGCCTTTTGTAGATCCCCTAATGCCTCTATTAGGAACCGGGACTCTGGAGACCCATTTGTGGGATAAGGGTAGCCTAATGACCCGAATTAACAAAATGAGGAATAGGCTAATCTGGCTAATGGACCTGCATGAGTTTAGTCTTTCAGGAGAAGAGGCAGAAGGGGTGAGAATATTTTTTGATAGTAGCGACATGATTGAGGAGGAAGAAGAGTTCATTCAACATTTAGTTATTTTATATACCGTGAAATATATTAGAAGAACAAATATAAATTTATCTGTTTAATTAAAAGAAGAAACGAGGTGATAAAAAATGACAGTTAAAACAGGAATATCAAGTAAAACTCCGGAGAGAATCGTAATCGATGCCGGAGCAGTTTATTTGAACTACGGTCTGGCAACCCAAAGATTACTAGGGGCTACCCGAGGTGGTAATGAATTCAACTTGAACAGGGTTACTAAGAATATCGAAGCAGATGGTTTGAAAGGTGCGGTCAAGGGAATGAAGAGAGTCACAGAAGTCAATCCTCAAATCACAGCTAATTTGCTTGAATTATCTGTAGAGAATTTAATTGCAGCTATTGCCGGAGCGGATCAATCAGATCGTGGATATATCGAACTTGAACATATAGCCGGTCTTGACCAAGCAGAATTTGACCTAGACCAGAATGATATTATAGAAAATTCTGAAAAGATTTATGTAGAAGGGCCAGCAAACGGAACGAGAACAGGGAAGATGGTTCTACAGAATCGGAGTAAGAAATATGCTTCAAGATTTGTAGGAGTTAAGGCAGCAAATAATAAAGGATTCGTTGATGGAATCGGAGACTGGGCAGAAGATGCTTTCTATGATGCCCCTGTAATAGCAACAGGCGGATATCCTGGGAATTGTTTGAAATTTACTGGTAAAGTTGGTTCAACTACTGAAAAAACTTTTTTGACTTTAGCAGGTGCAAATGGAGCGGTATTAACCAATTTAGTGGCAGGGGAATATTACCGATTGCAGATTGCAGTAAAAATGGATGTGTGGGCTGGAGGTGCTGTAACTCTTGCTTGTGATGATGGTTCGAAAGCTATTACTCCAACTACAGATTGGGTTGTTTACGTTATAACATTTTTGGCCAGTGGAACAAGTGCGACTATTACATTAACTTCTGTAACAGCACCAGTTGAAACTGATATTATCTATATTGATTCTTTTGAACTTGAGAAAGTAGATTATCCTACCGCTGCTCAAATAATTGCGGGTCAAATCGGTTATGTTGTGAAATTGGACGGAGGAGATAAATCGGCTGCTGGTGGAGTAGCAAAGGGTTCGATCGTATTTATGTCTAATCTTACTACCGATGACGAAGTCGTTGTCAATTACACTTATGAACTTGCTACAGCTGGAGATCATACTACCATTACTGGTGGAGAAATTGGGGATACGGATTATATTGACAATGTAGCTATTGTCGGAAATGTAAGTGGTAAGGATAAACCAGTTATTTGCATGGTCAAGAATGCTCTTGCTGATGCCGGATTTTCTTTGGCTACTGCGCCAAGAGATGAAGCAGTTCCAGCAATAGTATTTACCGGACACTATGATCCTGGTAATTTAGATACAGAACCTTGGGAAGTACGATGGCCGAATTTATAATAGAAATTAAATGAGGAGGGCAATTGAATGCCTGAAGAAAAACCGATTAAGAAACTGGAGAAGAGAGAATTTGATGAGGTAGAAGCTTTTGTAGGCGAAGCTCCAACTGTGACTATTAGAGGCAGGCAATATAAACTGAGGCGTTTGGGAGTTGCAGATGTTTTTAAACTGGGGAGGATATTGGCAGTAGGTGCTGCTGGCTTAGGGAAAGAAGTAGGAAAGTTAGAGATGAATCCCGGTGTCCTGGCAGGTCTGCTTATAGTAAGTTTTCCCTATGCCGAAGACCAATGTATGGAATTCATTGCCAGTATCATTAATGTGAAGGTGGAAGATTTGAAGAATCCTGAATTATTCCCAGTAGATTCTATACTTGACATATTAAAGGTTCTGACAGAGCACGAAGATGTAAAGGCTTTTTTTACCAAATTAGGAGGACTTCTAAAGACTCCGATATTCAAGGAATTTTCGAAAAAGGTTTAGATATAATTCAGGAGCGTTACGGTTGGACGGATAGAGAGATTAAAGAATTACCCTATGCCCGGTATTTGCAGATTTTGAGGGTTGCTTCAGAACAGAAGGTTGACGACTTGAGAATGAGGATGAGAGAACAGGCCTATCTGGGCTGGTTAATCTATTTAATGCAACCCACTGCTGAAAGAATCCGAAAGATGTCCTTCCAGGAATGGCTAACTAATTTTGGTTTATTAGAAGAGAAGGAGAAAAAAGAGAGGATTGAAGATGTAGAAGCAATGAAAAGGAAGTCCCTGGCAATAGCTGAAAAAATAGTGGAGATGGATAAGAGACATAGGAGTTGATAAATAATGGCAATGGAAATCTTTAAATTAATGGGAACTGTGGCCATTAATAAAGATAAGGCCTTGAAAGATATTAAGGCGGTGCAGGATCAAGCTAAAAGAGCCTCTACGGAAATGGGAGGCTCTTTTACTAAATTTAGTGGATATGTTGAGCAACATTCTGCCCAGATAAAAAAGGCCGGTAAATATCTGACCGTATTCGGCGGAATTGCCATTGCGGCCTTTGCATTAAGTGTGAAGAGTGCGGCTAATTTTGAAGAACAGTTAGCAAATGTCTCCACCATGCTTGATGCCTCGGCCATGAAAATTTTGCCAGAATACAGAAAAGGTTTACAATCCCTATCTGTAGATTTTGGAGAATCAACCGAGACACTCTCAAAAGGACTTTATGATATTCTTTCAGCCAGCATACCCCCTGCTGAGGCCTTGGGTGTATTGGAGATTTCTGCTAAAGCGGCGGCAGCCGGTATTACCGATACCGGAGTAGCAGCCGATGCCATAACCACTATATTAAATTCCTACGGAATGAGTGCTGATCAGGCGGGCATGGTAAGTGATAAGCTATTTGCCATCGTTAAGGAGGGTAAGACTACCTTTGCTGAATTAGCACCTTCAATCGGAAAGGTCGCTGCCACTGCTTCGATGGCCGGATTGAACTTTGACGATTTAGGAGCTTGTATTGCAACCATGACTAGGGCCGGAATTCGGACAGAAGAAACCATGACTGCTATTAATGGTGTACTAATAGCATTTCTTAAACCAACCGATGAGGCCAAAGAAGCAGCGGCGAAATTTGGACTTACCCTTGATACTAATACGCTTAAGACCGAAGGTCTAACCGGAGTAATGGACAAATTAAAAGACGCCACTGCCGAGCAACTTGCCGCTATTTTTCCTAACATCAGAGGTTTAAAAGGAATGGCCGCGGCTTTAGGAGATGCCGAGGGGTATGCTAAAAGTTATGCTTTAATGTTAGATTCTGCTGGCCTGACTCAAGAAGCCTTCGAGAAACAATCGGCAACCTTGAATTTCAAATTAGGCCAGTTGAAAGAGATGTTCAATGTTATAAAGGTTACTGTAGGTACCGCTTTAATTCCCACTGTAGAAGATATTACTAAAAAAATTATGGGAGTCCTTACAAAAGTCAAAGAATGGACAGAGGCTAATCCAAAACTTACTGCAACGATAGCTAAATGGGGAGTAGGTATTAGTGCGTTGATGTTAGTAGCAGGACCCCTTTTAATAGCCCTACCAAGTTTAGTTTCAGGAGTTAATTTACTAATCGGGGTTGCACCAGGATTAGTAGCTGCCTTAGGAAAAGTAAAGATAGCTCTTGCAGGAGTGGCAGGACAGACTCTCTTAATTGCTGGAAATGTCATTATTTGGATGGAGGTATGGCGTGCATACCAGGAAGTAGCAAAATCCACTAAGGTGACCCAAGATGATGTTACCGATTCATTAATACGATTATCAAACGCTCAATTGGTAGCTGCCGAAAAAATGGGTATACCAGTTCAAGAATTTGTTAGGATGCAGAAAGAAGGCAAATCGGTTACGGAAATGATGGATACTTTAGCTAATAAATTTCCTGGATATGCCGACGCCTTAAATGTTTGGACAATTGCAGCAGTGGAACAGCAAGTTGGTGCCAAATTAATAGTAACAACCGTTAAAGATTTAGCACAGGAAATGAGCTTGTTAACTAAAGAATATGGTGCAGGCAGTCAAGCCATAAGTGAAAGGATTACATATTACACTGATATGATAGATCTGCATAATAGAACAGATGTAATTTTACAGACGGAATTAATGTTACTGGAAAAAGGAACAGAGGCTTATAAGCAAAAGCAAGAAGAAATAGCCGAAAATGCAAAAGGACTAAATGAAATGAATATAGAATTAGCAAGACTAATAGAACCGTTAGAAGGATTGGAACTTATAAATGCAAAACTGGCTATATTAGGAAATACGTCTGAAGATAATGCTGAGAAATTAAAACTTTTAGGAGAAAAATCGATAGAATTAAAACAAAAATTAGATGCATCCTTACCCGAAACAGAGGAATGGTGGAAGTGGAATAGTGCTTTAGAAGCTAATGAACAGTCAATTAAAGATTTAAGTAATACGATTGCCGAGAGTGAACTTACTCGATTAGGTTCAAAATTGGATTATTTGAATACTAAATTCCAAGAAGGTAAGCAAACTGTCGGAGGATATAAAGATCAAATATCTACACTTAATTCTCAATTATCGATATTAAAAACAAAATTAGAAGAGGCAGAACCAGAATCGACAGAATATTATGATACTTCGACTGCAGTAGGAGACATGGAAACTAAAATTAAAGACTTAACTACTGCAATGAATGATTTGATTTTAGGTAAAGATTCAACAAAAGAAGCACTTGAAGATCTTGGAGAGACGATAGAGGAAACAGGAGAAAAAACTGTAAGATCAAGTAGTATTACAGCAGCCCAACTCAATGAAGCCTTTGGTGGGGTAGTTAAGACAATTAATACAGCAACAAGTGCTTTATCTAATTTTACTATAGCTGGGGTGGCAGCAGCCATTGCCACTATTAAAATGAAATTTCTCCCTGCATTGTTAGACCTTCGGGAAATTATGGCAAGTGTGAGCCGGTCATTTTTTGAAGGCATGTTAAGTGCAAGAGATTATACTTCCCTCCAAATATTTTATCAAAGACAAATTAATGACCTTTTAAAAGAACAGAAGGAACGAGTAGATATTGTTTTATTTGGATGGAAAGAATATCAAAAAATATTAGCCAGTATGGAAGGCGGAGCAGGTGGAACAGTAGGTTTTGAATTTGGAGGAGTTATAGGAAGACTACAGAAGGGATATCAGAGAGGCGGTGGAATAGATAACGTTTTAATAAGGGCTACTGCTGGGGAGTACTTAATATCAAAACCGATGACTGATTTTATTAAGAGAACTGGAATTGTAACTGGTGGTTTAGTAGAAGCAATTGCATCGGGACGTCCAACTCCAATTCCCGGAATGCAAGCTGGAGGAGAAGTGACTGACTATGATCAAAGAATGTATACTCATTTGGTGATTGAGAGAGGAGCAATTACGATACAAACTCCTAAATTTTCAGAACAGGATGGAGAAAGATTATTCGGTTTGATAGAAAGAAAGGCTAAAAATAGAGGTCTAGTCTTTGTAAGAGGATAAAATATGGAGATAAAATTAGGGACTTTAGACAATGAACATACTTTTTATTTTGCGAATGTTATTGTAAGAGATACCAAGGTAATGAGTCAACATACAATGAACGATGGCTCTTATAAAGTTCAAGAGGCTCCAGAAATGAAGAAGGTTTTTGACATAACCTTTGTTAAGGTAAGGGATCCAATTCATCCGAATGCTGCAAACTTACAGACAGAATATTTAAAAGGTACAACTTTGAATTTAATTATTGAAGAAGTCAGTTATACGGTGAAATGGATAGGAGAATTGTCTTTACCAGTATTAGGAAATAATGCTGACAGGGGTACATCAATAGTTTTAATCGAGGTTTAATATGCAAACAATTACTCCGTTGACTACGGAGAATTTTAAAGAATCGTCAATCATAGTTATAAGTAAAATAGAAATCGATACTAATGGTGAGGGTAATTTCCAAACCCTTCCTGATGTAACGGATTTTTCGATTAGTACCAATATTGAAAATGAAGTAAGCCGATTTTGTGCCTATTCCTTCTCGATAACCTGCCTTAATACTGATGACCGCTATTCACCCTATAATACAATTTCAGATTATTATAATTGGGTAAAACAGGGAAGAAGAATAAAATTATATATCGGAATAAAGTCGAATGGATCTGATTATTATTACCAAAGTATTTTAGGCAGAATTGACCGGTACGGATTAGGAAAACGATCAGGTGAGAATATCTGTACGATAACCGGCCGGGATTTAATGAGGACCCTTTTAGATTATAAATTATATTCCCCTAATACTTACTGGGGAGCAACCCAAACCTTTAATACTGTTGCAGACCAGGTAGAATATTCTATGGATGCCACTTGTAAGGGGATATATATTGCTTACCTTGACAGTATTAGCCCTTACGACGGAAGCCACTTGAGTGAGATTTATAGAGGTTCGGAATGGGGATATCTGGAATCCACCAATAAATTTTCCTTTTTAACTGGGAATGTCCCTACTTTTAATGGAACAAATAATTTAAAAGTATATTATTTCAAAACCCAGGTAGTTGAAAATGTGGTAGCGCAAATTTTATTAAGTGCCGGGATCTTTGCCAACGAAACAGAAAAAAATACCTGGTTGGCCAGTGGTTATGTTAGCGCCACCGGATACTCAATTGACCGGATCTGGTTTGATGTGGGGACGAGTGCCTTTGAAGCCATAAGATTACTGGCAGAAGTGGTACAATACAGATTTTATTTTGATTATGCCGGTAACCCTGTTTTTAAACCGAAAGCCTCTTTGGGGGAAGAAGTAGACATTTTTGAGGAGAGCAATATAGAGGTAGAATCAATCGAAGAAAATATTGACGAGATTTATAACAATATTATTGTTTTGGGAGAGATAAGAGAGACTTTAGGTTAGAAAGAAAAATGATAGGAGATAATTTATGCCAATTTATATAGGTTCACCTGCAGTTGATGGAACACATTATTTTATATCTACTAATAAAACATATACCAGTTCAGCTCAACCTGCGAATGCAAGCGGTAAAATAACTTCAGTAGAAATTTGGGCACGTACGAGTATGACTGGTTGCGAAGTTGCTATCTTCCACAAAGTAGCTACCAATATGTTTACCACTAGAGATAGTGTTGCAATAGGAAATGTCGCTGCTGGTGCAAAAAGAACCTTTGGGGTTAATCTTGATGTTGAAGCAGGAGATTATATAGGAATATATTTTGTAACCGGACAGATAGAACTTAATTTACCACGTTATGTGAATTGGTATTTAGATGGAGATAATATTCCTTGTACAAATAGAGTATTTAGTGTTTCTACCACTACTCTTGCAATGAGTCTTCGTGGAATAGGCTATATTCTCGTCAAACCTTCTGTAGTTACAAATGAAGTAACCGGAATAAGAAGGGTTGATCCTTCCAAGATAGATGCAAATGGAAACGTAACTGATGATGGTAGCGAGGGCGATGAAAAAATACTTAAAAGAGGTTTTAAATATGGATTGACACAAGTGGATACCTGGGATGTCAATGAAGAAGGATCTTTTGACGTTGGAGTATATTCATTACAAATAACTGGATTAGATCCTGATACTATTTACTATGTTAGAGCCTATGCAGATAATATCAGAGGAAGATCCTTTGGTCCTTATGTCCAATTCAGGACAGCAGTTCCTTACTGGTCAAATAAAATTGAGATAAAAGCAGAAGCTACTGCTTCGGATGAGGATATTGCCAAAGTGGGAGGCAAAAAGACACTGACCATTAATAATCATCTTATACAAGATATGAGTATTGCTCAAAATATATGTAATACTTATTTGGCTGAATATAAGGATCAGAAAATAATAATGGTAGTTGACCGGCCAATTCCCTTACCTTATGAAATTGGCGATACTATTTGGCAAAGTGGTGGTATTCTTGCTTCAATACCTTATAAACCTGCTGCCGATGCTAAAATAGGATATAAACCTGCAGCAGAAGCCGAGATACCTTATAAACCTGTTGATTCACGTGGCAGATTGATGATAAGAAAAATTAATTTAAGATTTAGTGCCGGTAATTTTGTCGGCACAATAGAACTGGAAGGGTAATAAATGTTTGATCTGGCTTTTTTATTAAATAAAAAGAAAGGAGAATATTAAGATGTTTAAAAAAAGAATATGGTTAGGAGTTATTTTGTCAATTATCTTACTGGTATTTAGTATAAATGTTTTTGCCTATTACAAATATACCCAGGAATCCGGGACTAATTTTTATGTAGGGACTGATGACAAATCCGATGCCCTGGAGGATACCAACGAAGTTAGGCAAATCCTTAACGATTTAGGGTATTTATTAGGACATTCAAAGTATGATGATTCATATCCTAAAGATGGCACAGTTGGAGGCACTCTATCAGTACCTATTGTTACGGGATCTTTTACTATCGGAAATCTTATGGAATATGATTCTGCCGAAGTGGTAACCATCAAAGATGCAGGAATAGTGGCAACGGATGTGGCTGATGCAGTAACCAAAAAGCATAGTCAAAATACTGATACTGATCTAGACGCTACTTTTGAAGCTACCTTTGTTAAGAAAGCAGATACTGTAAATGTCTTAAGTGACATAACTTCTGCTGGTGCAGATATTGAAGATGCAGTAACAAAGAAACATACTCAAAATACTGATACTCAGTTTGATTTTTATAATGCTTTAGCAGATGACCATTTGTATTCTGGAGAATTGGATAGCCAACCTGTAGGCGAGAATGTAGTATTCGGACAGCTTCTTTATTACGACTGGGCTGATGTTGAGTGGAAGTTAGCAAAAGCTGATGCTTTCGGAACTGCTAAAGCTACGAGGATAGCACTTGAATCTAAAGCAAATGGGGAAACTTGCTTAATGCTAGTTAAAGGTTATATAAGAGATGACAGTGCTTTTGACTTTGGAGCAGCAAGAGTATTCCTAAATGACGATACCTTTGGGACTTGTGATGATACGGCACCTGCCGAAAGTGGAGACCAAATCTTTGTGGTTGGAGAAGCAAAGTCTGCTGACATTTTATTCTTCGACCCAGGAAAGGATGTAGGTGAGATATAACATGAAGAAACTATTATTATCATTAATCTTAATATTGCTTTTAACTTTTACTTTAGTAGGTGATTGTAGTTGGGTAACCCCGACTGGTGATAATGGTGCTTGGGGAGAGGATTCTCTTAATGCACGAGATAATAATACAGGAACTTATGCGGCTCATACTATTTCAACGCAATATGCTTGGAATCCATTTCTCGAATTAACCCACAGTGGTATGTGGTGTGATAGTGTAGAATTTTGGGCTAATGTTATAGATGGTAGAATAGAGACGGTTGATGTTGATGTTTACTATGATGGTGCTTGGCACGATGTTTGGCAGGGGTCTTTTTCTGACCTTGCATATACCGTAAAATCTTTAGGTGGAACTTATTATATAACTAAATTCAGATTTAGTTTTTATAATATTTATGCTGGTGCTTCAAGTGCTTATTTACATGAGGTCAAATTTAATACAGCGACTCCACCTGTTGTTATTCCTACAGTTACTACTCAGGCAGTTACCGATATTGATGAAATTACTGCCACTGGTAATGGAAATATAACTGATACTGGTGAGGAAAATTGCACTAAAAGGGGGGTATGCTGGAATACCACAGGAAGTCCAACAATAACAGATAGTAAATCAGAGGAAACGGGTTCTTTTGGAACTGGTGCTTTTACCAGATCTATGACTGGATTAGACCCAGGTGTACTTTACTACGTAAAGGCTTATGCTTATAATTCTGCTGGCTATGGTTATGGTTCAGAGGTAGAATTTACCACACAATCTGTCTGGACTCATAAATGGAACGGCGTAACAATAACTAAATGGAATGGAATAACTATAACGATACCACTGAATACGCAATAAGGTGGGCGATATTTTGGATGTGTATAGTTATTAACAAATGGAAGTCTTTTGAGCCAACCCAGGAATATTTATCAGTGGTTAAAGGGCTAACTTCTATAATTAAATTATATCAATATTCACAAAAATTCAAATATATTGCTGAAAAGGGAGACCACTGGAAAACACCAGTTGAGTTTATGAATGATGGTGGTGGAGATTGTGAGGATTGGGCTAGGTGGCATGTGGATATCTTAGTGAGGATAATCAGCATAGAAGAGGCAAGGTTTGTCATCCATAGCGGCTATGACAAAAAGCGATGGGGGAATAAGATGATGTGCCACGCCATCTGTGTATTTCCTTACCAGGGAGAATTGGCTTTATTTAGCAATAATTTATTTAAGACAGGCTATAAAGATTATATAGAGGCCGGCCATTATACCTTTCCCGACGTCTTGAAATATATGGAGATCAAGGATTGGCAGGGGAAGGTGCTAGAGAAGAAGCGCAAGTGGTTCGGGACATTTTAAGGCGGTGATGATATGGGAGAAATTCAGATAATTGAAGCAATGTCTAAACATGGAGTGTCTATCGTCGTAAGTGCGATATTATTAGGTCTGGCTATCTGGCTCATAAGGCATTATGTCAACCAGCAGACGGAGGATAGAAAGGTTTTCGTCAAGCAGCAGGAAGAAGACAGAAAAACCATTATGGGGCTGTTCCAGAACGAGTTGAAGGATCTACATTCAGATAGCACGATAAATGCAAAGCTAAATCGTAAAAGTATAGCTATGCTGGGGACCTTGACCAATAGATTTACTTCTTTGACTGAATATCTGAATCATCATTTTAACAATTGCACCGATAAGGTAAATTTTAAGAAAAAAACCAAAAAAGAACTAAATTAGAAACCTTGAAAAATAAAGGGCAAAATGCTAGTCATCCATAAGATTGATATAGGAAGAAGAATATGAAAACTGATAAAGATATAAAAAATATTAAAAAATTCTTTAAGAAAGAGGTGGCTGTTAATTTCAACTCTGAGATTACTCATTCATTCTGTTTAGGTTATATAGTCGCTTTATTTAATAATGATTTAATTACTGAAAAACAGAAATTAAAATTGATTAAATATTGCGATAAGAGATTGTAAAGAGAAAAAGGATAGTTAAATGTTAGGTGATCTTTCAACTAATTTCTGGAAGTGGGAATTTAGATGCCCCTGTCCGAAATGCAGAAGAAAAAAAGTTAGAGTAAGTAGTTTATTATTATTTAAACTTGAAATGATGATAACGATTATAGATAGGGGACTTGATTTTCATAAACCTGTAATTGTTTTAAGTGGTAATAGATGCGAAGAAGAAAATAAAAGAATAGATGGTTTTCCTAATTCTGAACACATACCGAATCCTGATGGAAATGCGGCAGATATAACAGTTGATAGTCTAACACCAATAGAGTTAGGTTTAATCGCTGAAGAAGTGGGCGGACTTAGAATAGGTATAGCTGAATGGGGAATTCATGTAGATGTGAGACCGCCGAGCCCAAGTAAGTTTTGGATATACCTGGGGAAGGAAACTATTTATTCCTATCATATAGAAAATAATAGCTTGGCAAAATTCTACAAAATAGTATGTGGGGAAGAGTAATTATGTGGTGCATTCCAGTATTAGTAGTTGCCATCTTATTCTACGTATTTACCATACTCAGAAAGAAATAATGTGATATTGGAAAGGAGGTGAGAAGATATGAAATTTACGTCTTTGTTTTTAATAATAGCAATTTTGTTTTGTCTAATTTTTTCTGCCGGATGCATTCCGGTGGTTCCCGAGGCACCAGAGGAGCCAATACTCGTTCTGGGTGCTGAGGTTTATGGCGTGGAATGGAACGAAGCTGGCGACGTTTGTTGCTACATTGAGAACACCGGAGATATTGACATAAAGTTTTATGAATTGACTTTCGATGCGGATCTTCTGTATCACAAGCCGATTGCGCCCATAGTGGTACTTGGTGAGAATCTTGAAGTGGGAAGCGTCGTTAAGGAATGTATAAAAGTAGAATGTCCGATATGTGGAGATCATGACATTGTTTCTATTAATGTAACTTACGAATTATGGGAATAGTTAAGCGTTAGTAAAAAAAATAAAGGAAAAAGGGAAGGTAAGATAATATGTTAGATTGGTTAACTGGTTTGGCATAGTATTTTAAGGCTGCGATTGTTGGTGTGATTGGTTACTTAATTTATTACTTTGGATTTAAGTAAGAAAAATAAAAAGGGAAAGTAGGTAAGAAAATAATGAAACCAGATGAAAAAGATAAAGCTCAAGAAGAACATATACCACAAGAACCGAACTATGATTATAAAAAAATTGTAGAAGAGTATGAAAAGTGGCTTGAGTCAATAAGAGATGAGAATCAATTTAAAGTTACTTTTTTAGATATTAAACGAAGATATATGCTCTTAAAATAAAGAAAGAAAAGGAGGTGATAATCGATGGGATCGATGGGACACCTGATATTTGGCATCGCATTAGCCATATTTCTAGGGCTTATTTCAGGTTGGTTAGATTTTCCTTGGTTCTAAATTAAGATAAAAATAAGAAAGGAAGGTGAAAAAACAGATGACTAACATATTAAAATATTTAGGTATTATAGGCGGGATCGTTCCTATAGTTCTAACTTTAATTAAAGAATTTGAAATCCCTGGTTTTGGGGCCGAAAAAAAGAAGGCCATATTAGATGCCATTGCCTTGTTCTATGATAAATTAGCTGAAGGTAATACCTTGCCTATGACTAAAGAAAAGTTATTAGGTATTGCCGGGGACTTCATTAATATCGCAGTAGCATTCTTTAACTTAGTCGGATGGTTCAAACATGGAAACCCTATCGTCAGTTCCTAGGCGATTCCGAGTTAGAAAAAAAGACCATTTCTAAATGGGAAAATCTATTCAAGATATTAGGAATTTACAATAAGGATTATCACGACGAATACCGCAGTTACATTCATGGTGAACGCTATAAGACTTACATAGACTTAGTATTAGGAGATATCCGGGAAAGTATTAATTCAATAAATAAAGATCAAATTAACGAATGTCTTAAAGAATTTTTCTGAAAAAAAGAATTTGTATGTCCGGATATTCTTAAATAAAGGAATGATATCAACTGCCTGTTTAGTATTTTCTCCATTAATTTCTCCGAAAGCTACCGGGATTTAAGTATCCCCGGTAGCTTTTTTTTATTTATTCTGCTAAAAAATCAAAGGATCCTCCAGATATTTCAGTCTAATGAAGACGATTTTTGAGGTCATTTTCGGCGAAAATCAATGAAAGCCTTTGTTTATAAGGGTTATAGCGATTTTTGGAAACGCGCCAGAACGCCCCCTGTGCGATTATTTGGAAGGGGCTGGTATCATTGGCTATGGCCGGGCAAAAGAGGGGGCTTAAAAGCGAAATTTGAAGGCCTAAATTTTCCCGGACTGCTTAAATAAGAGAAAATAAGCGAAATGATAAAATATTCGGAGAATGTTGATAAATATGCATTATTTTCGATAAAAGACTTGACAAACGACTATGCAAACGCTTATAATGTAATTAGGAAGATAGAGAAATAAGAAGGGAACGGAAATGACAAACACAGAAAGAAAGATAGGAGAACTAAAAAGGGACATAGAAAAACTAAGAAGGACGCTTAGGGAGAGTGGACCAAACAGAAGCACATTATATAATGTCAAATTTAATGCTCAAGAACAAGTAAGAGAATACGAGAAGGCTCTTGAGTTATCGGATAAGGAAGACGAACTCGAGGAATTAGAGAGTTTAAAAATAAAGGAGGAATAGAGATGCAAGTTGAAATAAGATCCTTAAACAAATCAATAGATAAGAAAGACTTAGAAAATTTTACCAGAAGACTATATCTGTATAGACAGAAGGACCGGAAATTAAAAAATGGAAATGGAGGAATTCCAGAGATGACTAAGATAAGCAAAGAGGATTTTGAAGCCTATGCTAGGATTCAGAGAAGTGGCGCTATCGACATGTCAAATATAACCCTGGTATCAAAGCTCTCAGGATTGAGCAAAGATAAGGTGCGCAACATCGCAAATAGATACCGGGAAGTGAGCAGACGGTTTAAGTTTATAAGAGACTAAAATCGAAACCCGGGTAGCGCCGGGTCTGCGGAAGTTGGCCAGTCCGTACTGATGAGAATGGCTGATAAAGGAGGATTTAAAATGACAAATGAGGTTTTAGAAAACAAGGATAGAAGAATAGCCCGGAAGATAAAAAAATTATTAGACGATGCCAGGCAAACACTTAAAGAAAATAAGGATTGTAAAGAGGTAGATGTAGCGAATGCAAAATACAACTATTATTTAGAAGGGCTAAAAGATGCTTATGGATTAGATAAGACCAGAAAATTAATAGACTTATCTTTTACCTTAGACGAAGGAAAGACTCCGAGTTTCAAATTTAATGGAGGGTATACAAAATGACCGATTATCCCAGGAGAAAAAATGACGGCACGAAGAGCATAACCTTAAGGAAAGAATTTTGGAACGAATTTAAAGGTGAAATAGAAAAGAAGGTTAGTGATTTACACGGAACACATTGTTATTATTCAGGTTATGCTTGCGGGCTATTCAGGTCTAAAAGAATAACTGAAGAGCGATATACAGAAATGGTGAAGCATTTAGAGGAAGCAATAGTTTGCGAAGAAGCCAAACGAAAGAGGGAATCTATTCAGATTATAAAGGAGGAAAAAAGAATATGAGATATGCTGTAGCTCAAAGGACAGGAAGGATACTGAATATAAAAGTATTAGATTCGAGAATGAAAATTATAGTAGAGACAGAGGGATACGAATGTATTTCGATGTCTAGTAGGCCACCTTACGGTCCGCACATCAGACACCATGGAGTAAGGATATGGGGGATGTATAATACCGACCTTAAGAATGTAAAAGTGATAAGCAAAGACATCGATGAGGAATTAGAAAAGATAGAGACTTCTATCGAGAACCTGAAAAAAGAGCATAGACTATTACTGGCAACGAGTTGGAGAAAATTTGAACCAGCAACTTTAAGAGATTTCAATCCCAAATCTATAATAAAAGCCAAGACAAAGAAAGAAGCAGAAAAGGAAATGCCCGATAAAACCGAATGCCAGAAATTAGCAAAAAGAGGAAAGAGAACAGGAGCTATGTTAAATAGTCTTTGTAATAAAGTATTTAGGAGATGATTTAAAGTGAATAAAGTCTATAAGATCGTAACCCAAAAAATTATCGATAAGCTAAACCAAGGGATAATCCCCTGGGAGAAGCCCTGGATAGGCCTGCGAAACTACCTAACCAAACGAGAATACCACGGCATAAATCTTTTACTGCTCAGCATGGAGAAGCACCAATCAAGCGAATTCGTGACCTTCAGGCAGGTCAGAGGGCTTAAAGAGAGTGTGAATAAAGGAAGCCGGGCCGATATGGTGATATTTTTTAGACGCTATGAAGTAGAAGCCCGGGATAAAGAGGGTAATCTCGAGTTCGATGAAAAGACCAGAGAGCCTAAGAAGGAACCAAGATTCGCTTTAAGATACTACAATGTTTTTAACCTGGATCAAACTACTATTCAGTTACCGGATTATGGCAATGGTAAGCGATCAAAGAAATGCGAGGATATTCTCCAAAATTTAAAAAACCTTCCGGCAATCGAGGAAGGCGGGAATGTAGCTGCTTATAATCCCGCCCTGGATGCGCTAAGCATTCCATCGAGTAGAGAATTCAAAGATAGAGAGAAATACTATTCCTCTATATTTCACGAGCTGGTTCATTCTACCGGACACGAAACAAGACTTAATAGGAAAGACTTCAAGGGAAACGGTTTTAGCAGCGAAAAATACAGCAAAGAGGAACTGGTCGCGGAGATAGGGGCGAGCTTCCTCTGTGCCTTATGCGGAATAGAGAATAAGACTATCAATAATTCTGCTGCCTACATCCAGGGCTGGCTAAAGAGGCTCAACAATGATTCGACCTTAATAATTTCCGCTTCGGCCCAGGCGCAGAAGGCGGTAGATTATATACTGGGAACTAAAGGAGATGGAATATATGAAAATAATAACCAGAGGTAAAAAGATACCGGAATATTCACAGGTTAAAGGTATTATGACAGTAGATACTACCAACGATATATTTTGGTTAAAAATGGATTTTGATTCTGGGAAGAGTCAATGCATCGTAGAGTTATTAGAATTTGAAGTTGCCCAGATAATCAATGCAGGTTTAAAAGATAGTAAAATCGTTGCTGCCTGCAAAAGACAAAAACAGAGTATTATGGAGGATTTTTTAAAATGAGAAAATTTACCCAGTTTATAAGAAGTGAAGAAGAGACCCGATTAGATGTCCACTGCTTTGACCTGGAAAAAAGAGAAGGAGAAGAACTTTACGAGATCTTAAAAAATTTGGGATTCACCTTCTGCTATATGGAATCTGATTCTTTGCTGGCCTTCTTAACCGGTAGTTATTCTTATGTAAAAGATACTATGGAGAAATTAAAGAAGCATTATGAATTTAGCTGGCCAGAGGACCCGGCAATAATCGGGGTTCCTGTTAACGAGATAAAAAAAGATTTTTTAAAATTTAAAAGAAGAGAAAGAAGGGGAGGAAAACTAAGATGGTAAGTAAAGAAAAATTTAGGGCCTATGTAAAAGTGCAGAAGTCGAGCATAACCAATATGTTTAATATTCCAAATGTAATAGAAGCAGCTGATAAGATTTTTGATGTAGAACTAACCAGAGGAGATTGCATCTATATTATGAAAAACTATAGAGAGCTAAAGGAGGAGCATAAATAATGAATCCTAAAGTTGAAAATGCTATTGATAGAATAAATAATATTCTAAATGCGAAATATGAAAAAAATCCCAATTTTTCTGACCAAAGAAAA